GCGCTTTTGAAAGAAAAACGTTTGGAACAAGGACTTACTCGCACAGAATTAGCAAAGCATTTGGGGTATTCTGAAACAATCCTAAGCAGCTGGGAGAAAGGTTTGGAAATTTCCGAATGTGAGGCAGAAGACATTTGTCAATTCTTTGGAATCGAGGTGTATGATTGACAGTAGATATTAAACAGAGATTAAAAGCCTTGCCGTATATCGATATAAAAGCTAAGTCGAAACATCAAGAATATATCAGTCTACGTTCAGGCATTTTAAAAGGGCAGACGTTCGATAGTATGCCGAAGTCAAAAAGCAATAAGAACCAGTCTGAGGAATTGAATATATCTATCATTGATAGGTCTGAACAACTGTATCAGGAAATCCAAGAACTCTATCAGGAACGGGATGAGCTGGTGCAAGTGATTGAGTCATTGGACGACCCTGTAGAAAATATCATCATGCGGTTGTTGTATATAGATGGACTATCGTGGAATCAAATTCAAGCTCAGCTACGTTGCGGGCGCGGAACGATTCATCGGGCTAGAGAGAGCGCTTTGAAAAAAATTTCTAAAAAATGGAACTAATGGAACTCTTTGGAACTTTTAAAGTGATATTATAGTATTATCAGCTGAAGGCGGTAAGCGCACTGATAACTCCTTATATTTTTCATTTTATTTCTGAGGCTTCGGCCTCACATGGCGGTGACAGGTGTAAAGTGATTTTCTCTCCTATGTTTTTCAAGCTTTTCGGTTCGATTCCGGGCATCGCCGTTTATATTGTATTTTGCAACGAGGTATTTAAAATGAAGCAAGCAATGTTTAATAAATTGGAAGATGCAAAACAATTTTCGAAAACTGTAAAAGAATTGTTGTGTATCAAAGAACCTGTAATGATTAATAATAAACTGATGTATATTGTTGTTTATAAATAATCTAACGTAATTAACACGCAAGGTTGTAGTCGTCTTGCATTTTTAGGGCTTAGCCTAGATAATCTGTGGTAACTCAGGAAAAGGATGTTTTTAAATCTATCAAACATCCTGCCAGCAATGGTCAATCTAAGCAATTTAATCTTAACTATTTCAGTTTTGGAATAGGTAGGCGAAGTTAAAGCAGAAAGATTCCAACGGCAAGGTGCTGAGGAAATGCAAACGTGGCAGTTTGGCTGTGAAACGAGTCTATAAGAGGAAAGAGGTATTTGGTTCGAGGTGCAACAAGAGCTTAATACCATATCTTACAAAAATTGGGCGCCTCCCAAAAGTATGTAAGGTGAGTTGATTGTCCGCAAAACAATCGATAACAAGCAGGCGCTGTGCATTTTGTTCTTCAAAAGAGAATGAAACACATGGCGATGCGTGTCTGTGATAGATGAAAGATGATTTTTATATTTTAAAAGCTATTCAAGATAGAAAAAAACTCAAAAAAAGCAAAAGTCATCGCCCGTCACAAACGAAAGTGTACTTCGGCAATTAGATTGCCTACTTAAGTCTCGCAAGGATGAGAGTAAAGTCAAAGAGTAAAGCAGCTTAGACTTTTAGCGGGGTCTTCGTTAATTGAAAAATGGCTTAGTAGTTTGCGATGTAAGAAGTGATTGGTCTAACCAATCGTGCATGAGTGATACAAGTAGGAATATTTGTGGACAAGATAATAAACTATAAGTTATCGAAAGTCACTCGCTTAAAGCAGTAGTCTCATGCTGATTAATGGATATATGGTAGACGGATTAAATCCTGTTTAGGGAATTGAGACGTCACAGGTTCGAGTCCTGTCGTTCTTATGAGAGGTCTTAAAAAGGTCGCACATCGTGTGACTTTTTTGTATTGGAGGTAGAACAATGAAACCACAAAGGTTGACTATGTTAAACGGCAGAAGAACCTCAGTAGACTACGACCAACGAAACGATGAGTATACGGAATACAATCGGACTCGCTGGAAGTACGACAAGGATGTCAAGAGGTTCTATAACTCATCTATCTGGAAGCGAACGAGTAAGCAAGTCTTACTTGAATCTGATTATGTTTGTGCAATGTGTGGAGACGAAGCAACGATGACTGACCATATCATCAGTGTTAAACAAGATTGGTCCAGACGATTAGACAGAAGCAATCTTCAAGCAAGTTGTAAGAGATGTAATGACAAGAAAGCAATTCAAGAAAGATATTCTTTTTAGTTTGTTTGAGTGTAAATGTGATGTAAATGATGTGAGTTTAGATAGCTAAACACGAATGAAATAGCAATCTAAATAGATATAACGTAAGGGAATGGGGTAGTAATTGTACGGAAATACCCCCTTTGTTTTTGAACGGGGCTAGTTATTGTTCGGATATAGGAACGCTGCCCTGTTCTGTGCAAAAAATTCCCTTTTTAAAACTATGATAGCTGTAAAATTTCGTGTAAAGGAGGTAAAAAATGGGTCGAAAAATGAAGATTGTTGAAACGACTAAAAAACATCTAACTAAAGAAGAAAAGGTAGTAAGAAAAACCATGCAGGAGAAGGCTTCGGACGGTTTGGATGCATTGCAACTAACGCCTCCAAAACACTTTGATCCGATTGCTAAAGCTGAGTACAAACGAGTCATTGAGGATTTAAGAAAGCTACCCCTTAGAAATCTAGATAGGGCGGTTCTAGAAAGCTACTGTACCTGGTATGCAGTCTATAAAGAGATATCTCGTGGACTACAAAAAGAAGGGTATGTGTACGAAACGGAGAGCGGGAAGATTCTCCCTAACAAAATGTTATATAGCTTAGAACGTGCTACAACTAACTTAATGAAGGCTGCATCGCAGTTAGGTTTGACGGTTGACAGTCGTATGAAATTATATGTTCCACAAGTAGAAGAAAAGAAAGAGAGTATTTTCGATAAATTTGGTAGTTAGGAGGTGATTGTGTGGAAGACATAGCTTATCAGTACGCTTCAAGAGTCGTAAGTGGAGAAATTATAGCTAGCAAGAAAGTTATAAAAGCTTGCAAGCGACATTTAAGAGATTTGAAGCGTATGGATGATGAAGATTTTCCATATATTTACTTACCTGACAAAGCAAAAAATCCGATAGATTTCATTGAAATGCTCCCAGATGTCAAAACTGGTAAACCATATCCACTGGCCGACTTTCAAAAATTCATTTTATCGAGTTTGTACGGTTGGCGAAAAAAGTCCGATACATCTATCAGGCGATTTAAAAAAGCTTTAATCAGCTTGGCCAGGAAGAATGGTAAGACTATTCTCGTAGCGGGGATTGCCCTGTACGAGTTTTTGTTTGGTCGCAACCCTGCTATGAGCCGTCAGTTATTTTGTACGGCAAATGACCGTTCACAGGCACGTATCGCTTATGATATGATCCGTAAGCAGTTGGATGCTCTTAGGACGAAAAACGAAGATATCAGAAAGGCTACGAAGATAGTACGTGATGAGCTTCGAAATTTGAATGATGAGAGTTACGTGCGAGCGTTAAGCCGTGAGACTGGTGCAGTCGATGGTTTTGAACCGTATGTTGGTATTTTAGATGAATTTGCAGCATCTAAAACAAATGAAATGATTGAATTGCTTGAATCTGGTCAAGGGCAATTAGATAATCCGTTGATATTGATTATCTCGACAGCTGGTATGGATTTGAATGTACCAATGCATACAATTGAATATCCATACATCGAGAAAGTTCTTGATGGAGAAGTTGAGAATGATGAATACTTTGCATTTATTGCTGAACAAGACAATGAAGAGGAAATCGCAGACGAAAAGAACTGGATAAAATCAAATCCAATTCTTGAAGTAGAAGCGCTACGTAGTAAGATGATGGACTACCTACGAAAACGTAGGAAAGTATCACTTGAGACTGGCACTGTAAATGAAGTTCTGGTTAAGAACTTTAACATGTGGAGACAATCCTCTGAAGAGTCCTATATGGACAAAGAAAGCTGGGCGAAAGCTAAGATAGATCCACCAAATACAAAAAAACGTAGAGTTTGGTTGGGTGTAGACGTAGGTAGATCAAGTGACTTATTCTCCATCTCTCCAATGGTCATGATGGATGACTACTGGTATGCAGATAGCTTTTCTTTTGTGGCCACGAAATATGGCTTAATCGCGAAAGAAAAAAGAGACGGTGTGTCTTATACTAACTTAGAAAGAATGGGTGAGTGCGAGATAACCACGCTTGAAAGTGGGGTTATCGATGATGAGCGTGTTCTTGAGAAGATTGAGGAAATGGTCTATGAGAATGACTGGGAGTTGCAAGGTATTTACTTCGACCCTTATCAGTTCGGTTCGTTATTGACTATGATTGAGAAACGACATCCAGAGTGGCCGTTGACACAAATACCTCAAACAACCATGGTGTTGAATATGCCAACAAAGCAATTCCGTGATGATGTTCGATTGGGAAAAATCAAGCATAGTGGAAACCAGTTGCTTACAATGGCAGTGAATAACGCTTATACTCGTGTCGATAACAACGGTATGAGGATAGACAAGAATAAAAATAGCAATAAAATCGACCCTCTGGACGCTCTTTTAGATGCGTATGCTGCTTGCTATTTAGAACCATTTGACGGTACAGGTTACTGGACGAATGAGAAAATTTTGAAAGGAGATTCGCTGTTTTGAGATTTTTAAATCAAATACATACAATTTTGCTATTAGCTGGATTATCTTTCTTAATCTACGGTATTTTTTTGATAGGGGAAGTTTTTGGCTATATAGCTACAGGATTGATATTGTGCCTGATAGGTGCGTATATTGATAAAACGAAGTAAAGGAAACCTTTAGATTACTATTTATTTAATTTTGCCCTAACCGCGTCGAAATCGAGGCGGTTTTCTTATATCCTAACCGTATGGAATCCCGTACGGTTTTTTATATCCAAAAATAGAAAGGAGGTGAGAATAGAATGGCTTTTTTTCAATCTTTAGGGTCGTCAAAATTATCTTATGACGACTATATCTCTTCGGTAGTTTCAGGGGGTGCGACACCTCAGTATACTGGTATAGGCGCGCTTAAAAATAGTGATGTCTTGACTGCTGTATCTATCATAGCTGGTGATGTAGCTCGTTTTCCTTTGCTGAAAAAGGATTTAATGGGGAATATTGAATTAGATGAAGACATGAATTATCTGCTGAACGTCAAATCGACTGGCAATGCTTCGGCAAGACAGTGGAAGTTCGCAATGACGGTCAATACTATCTTGACTGGTAATTCGTTCTCTCGTATTCTTAGGGATCCAGCAACTGGAAAGGCAATGGAATTTCAGTTTTTTAGACCATCTGAAACGACGGTTGAAGAAACAAATGACCATGAGTTAATTTATACTTTTCGTGACCAACTGAGTGGTAGAGAAGTTCGATGTCATTCAGATGATGTTATCCACTGGAAGTTTTTTAGTCATGATACAATCCTAGGTCGTTCACCGTTGTTATCTTTGGGTGATGAAATCAGCTTGCAAAATGGCGGAATCAACACCTTGATTAAGTTTTTCCGCGATGGTTTTTCAAGTGGAATTATCAAGCTGAAAGGTGCTCAGTTAAATGGTGAAGCTAGGCAGAAAGCACGCATGGACTTCGAGAAAATGCGTGAAGGTTCCACTGGTGGAAGTCCTCTTGTATTTGACGACACTCAGGAGTATACTCCTCTTGAAATTGATACAAATGTTTTGCAGTTGATTACGTCAAACAACTTTTCAACTGCCCAAATCGCAAAAGCTTTGCGAGTTCCTAGCTTTAAATTGGGAGTGAACAGTCCAAACCAGTCTGTCGCTCAATTGACGGAAGACTACGTTACCAACGATCTTCCTTTTTATTTCGATGCAATTACTAGTGAATTAGGCTTGAAAGTGCTAGATGATGATGAACGTAGGGAATACCGTGTTGAATTTGATACTCGTAGCGTTACAGGGCGCAATGTTGATGAGTTGGTTAAACTTGTGAACAATCAAATATTAACACCGAACCAAGCGCTTATTGAACTTGGTAAAGAACGTTCTACGGATCCAAATATGGACCGTTATCTATCTAGTCTGAATTACGTCTTCTTAGATAAAAAAGAAGAATATCAAGCAATGAAAGGAGGTGAGACAAGAAATGCCGAAGAGAATCAAGATGAAGGGTCCGCTGATCTCGAATAATCAACAAGAAGTATACGATTATTTCGGAATGGAAGCGGTCAGTGCTAAATCTGTTGTTGATGCATTTCCGGAAGACGGTAGCGATATCGTGTTGGAAGTTAATTCCAATGGCGGTTTGGTAACAGTTGGGAGTGAAATCTATACTGCATTACGTTCTTATTCTGGGCGTGTCACGGTTGAAGTAACTGGGATGGCTGCAAGTGCTGCTAGTGTGGCGATCATGGGAGCGGATTCGGTGCGTATCAGCCCAACTGCACAAATCATGATCCATAAAGCATTGTTACCGTGGGTTTCAGGTAATAGCGATGATTTGGACAAAGCATCAAACGCTTTAAAGGCTAGCGACCAAGCTATCGTTAATGCTTATGTGTCTAAGACAGGTCTTAAAGAGTCCGTTATCATCGACATGATGAAGAACGAGACCTTCATGAGTGCTGAAGAAGCGGTTGAAAAGGGTTTTGCTGATGAAGTGATGAACTTTGAAGACCGTGAAGCTGTTGCAAGCTTTGGGACAGGAATGTTACCACAAGCTGTTATTGATGACTTCTTCGCTAATAAATCGAATCGTAAGAACGAAATCGAAGCGATGAAGCTAGAGTTGGAAAAAGAAGAACTACTAAAAGGGCTATAGGCTCTTTTTTTATACCCAAAAAGGAGAATTTAAAGGTATGTTTAAAGAAAAAATGAAAGAACTGAAAGCACAAATTATGAATATTGGTGCTGAAATTACTGCTAAAACAGAAGAATTAAAATCTGTTTTGAACAACGAAGACCTCGAGAAAGCTCGTGAAGTGCGTGCTGAAATCGATGTTTTGAAATCTCAAAAAGCAGAAGCTGAGAACAATCTAAAAGCATATGAAACTGCAGAAGTTGGTTCTGATGTTAAAACTGTTGGACAAGCTCATAAAGTTGAAGAAGAAACTAAATCTTATCGTGAATCTGTAAATGAGTTTATCCGTTCAAAAGGTCGCATTCGAAATGAGGGCCTTCGTTTTGAAGGACAAGATGAAGTGCTTGTCCCTATGAATGAGGCAGTTAATCCATCCACTGATGGATTGAAGAAAACAGGGACTGAAAAAGTAACTAGCAAAGAAATCGTTACTACACCAATTCGTGAAGTTAAGACCGTTCTTGACCTTAAACAATTCGTGACAATTCACAAAGCATCTAAGGGTGAAGGTTCATACCCAATTCTTAAACAAGCTACATCTAAGATGGCAAGCGTAGAAGAATTGGAGAAAAACCCAGCTCTTGCTAAACCCGAATTTACAGAAGTCGCTTGGAAAGTTAAGACTTACCGTGGTGCTATTCCACTTTCACAAGAAGCGATTGACGATGCAGATGTAGACTTGCTTGCTATTGTCGCTGAGGCAGCTACCCAAATCAAAGTCAACACCACAAACGACGCAATCGGTGGTATTTTGAAAACATTTGAGGCGAAAGAAGCAGCGGATTTAGATGCTATCAAGGCTATCTTGAATGTCAACCTCGACCCTGCCTACAATGTGTCATTTGTAGTTTCTCAAAGTTTCTACCAAAAATTGGACACAATGAAAGACAAGAACGGTCGTTACTTGCTTCAAGACTCTATTGTTTCTGCGTCAGGGAAAGTATTCCTTGGCCATCCAGTATTCGTAGTTGCTGATACTGCCCTTGGCGAAGCTGGTGAGGCTAAAGCCTTCGTAGGTGACATCCAACGTGGTGTACTATTTGCAGATCGTGTAGATCTTGGACTTCGTTGGACTGATAATGAAATCTATGGTCAATACTTGCAAGCAGTTGTGCGCTTTGATGTTAAGAAAGCTGATGCAAAAGCTGGTTACTTTGTAACTATGCCCTAATACGCCCCCAGTTAGCGGTGGTGTCTCACGGTCAGCGGTAACATCAATCGTACCAACCGCAAGTAACACCAAACAAGAAATCATGGCTTATTTAGATAGCAAAGGGATTTCTTACACAGCCTCACAATCGAAAGAGCAACTACTAGACTTGATTGGAGGTTAGAACGATGGAAGAAAAAATGGTTAAGCTGCTAAAAGAAGTAAAGTTGTACTGTAAAATCGATTATGGTTTTGAAGACGACCTTCTAGTAGAGCTTATCGAATCGGCACAGGAACAGATTTGTTTTGCTATTGATAGTAATCTCAAACCGGAAGATTTGGAAGCTTATGCAAAATTCCGTCTAGCGGTAAAGAAACAAGTAAAAGAAGAGTATGAACATCGGGGAATGTCTGCAGATACTATGCGCTATCCATTAGCAAATGGTGTTCTAAACATCATCCACCAACTCAGGACAAGGAGGGAAGTTAATGCGAACACGTAAGATGAATGTTCGCATTACTTTTTTTCAAAAAGTAGGTGGACAGAATGAAGATGGAGAAGTATTGGACTTTGAAAAGAAAAACTTGTATTCTTGCTGGGCTGAAATTTCAAAAACGACTATTAAGGATTTTCGTGAAAGTGCGACTGTTACAAAAGCTAGTGGTTTATCTGAACACAAAGATACTAAAACGTTTTTGATTCGCCATCTTCCAAAATTACCTTTTGACAATACTTGTTTTATAGAATTTGATGGAAATGAGTACCAGATAGATTCTATCGAGCGAGATCATGCCAATAAGGAAATTGACCTGATAAAGGGCGTGATGATGTCATGACAAAGGGATTGGATAATTGTCTTAAGAATCTCACGATACTGGAAGCTAAAGCGCCTAAAGTGGCCCGTGAGGCTGTCACAGAAGTGGCAGAAGAATTCAAGAAGGTTCTTGAATCAAACACGCCTGTTTACAAAGAGGAAACCTATTCTCGATTAAAGGACGATATCAAAATCAGTAACTTTAAAAGTGGTGGAGAAGCTCCTTCGAAAGATATTGGTTTTGGTCGTGCGACAGGGTGGCGTGCTCGTTTCCCAGATGATGGAACAATTCATCAAAAGGCACAGGATTTTGAAGAAAAAACTATTAATGAAGTGACTCCTCGTGCTAAGGAGATATATGGAAACAAGATGAGGGAGGTATTAGGTAAGTGATTGCAGAAACCAAAGCTTATAAGCTTTTAGTAGCAGATGAAAAAATAAATCAGCTATTTAATCAGTTTAGAGGGAAAGAATTCCCAGGAGGGTATAAGCAAGGTATCTTTACTTATGATATTCCTGAAAAGCAGATGAATATGAGGCAAAAGGAACTTGCTCCGTTTGCAAGAATTTATTCAACATACGAAGCTCCTCATGATTATGCTGACGATAATGTTATCGTCATGGAACAACGTATCACAGTAAACTTTTGGTGTAAAAATGCTAAGCAGGCAGATCAGATTGCCAAAAGAATTGATACGGTACTAGAAAGTGGCGGATTTGAACGCTACACAGCGAACGAGAAACCTCGATATATGGATAGCGATATTGGATTGTTAATGAATGTCCGGAAATATCGCTTTTTTGATTGGAGCGATCTCGAAGAAGAAAGGAAAGAAATAAATGTCTAAAGTAAAATTTGGTTTACGTGGTTTTGAATATGGAGTCTTGAATGCTAAACACGTTATTGAAGGCGATACTAAAAAAATCCCTGGCATCAAGAGTGCGAAGTTGGATATCACAAATGAATTGAATACTATCACAGCAGATGATGGGCCATACGTTGTATTGTCTTCTGGTATCACTGGAACAACCCTTGAAGTATCATGGCTTGATTTGGGTAGTGATGCTCGTAAAGATTTCTACGGCATCACTGTCGAGAATGGTGTTGAAAAATACAGCAAGAAGATGACGCCAAATGATATCGCTTGTTTGTTCCGTACAACTGGTGATGACGGTAAAGGTATCTGGGTTGGTCTTCTTAAAGGGAAGTTCTCGCTTCCAGGAATGGATTTGGAAACGAAAGATGGTTCACCAGATCCTAAAAACGATACTGTATCAGGAAGCTTCGTAGCTCGTGGAGACGAAGACGAAGGACTTGTAATTGTAGTTGGTCGTGAAGACAACCCACAATTCCAAGAAGCTGAATTCCGTAAACTCGTCTTCCCAAAGTCGTAAGCGGTTCTAGTTCTGAACGAACAGCAACCGCTGAATCAGGCGCAGTAAGACAAGATGCATAAGGATAGGCTTGGTTATTCCAAGCCTATATTTTTTAAGGAGTAAAGAATGTTTGAAATTAAATTTAAAAAAGGTGGGGTTCTAAAAGAGTTCTCTAAAGATTATGTCAATGTTGAAGATAATCTTCTGGCTTTGGAACACCAAGTTCGTCAAACTGCTTTGTACGAAAAGAAGGAAGATTTGCTAAATCCTGCCAAGCATCGTGAGTTGAATGAAGCATATCTTGATATGTTCGTTAAAATGTACGGTGAGCAGTTCGATGTAGATGATTTGAAGGGCGCAAGTGTTGAAACGCTTGAAAGTTTGAACGAACTATATCTGGCGGCACTTGGTGGAAAACAAGAAGAAAAAGAGACTCCCGAGGAAAAAAAGAAGAAAAAGGGTTAAGCCCTAAACAAGCTCAAAACAACTTGTTGATATGGGTCCAATCATTAATGAGTCAAGGGTATACAATCCATGACATTAAACGTATGCGCCTATCCGACTTTGATTTGATGGTGCAGGCTTTAGAAACAAAACAAAGCAAAGAGGAAGAAGAAACGACCCTTGACAAGGCCTTTCCGTTCCTTTTTGGATAAATGAAAGGAGAGTAAATGGCAAGTAATATTGGTGAGTTAGTCGCTACTGCAACCTTAGATGTCGCTCCTTTTCAATCGAATGTTGGGAGGTTGAAGACCTATTTAAAGGGTGTTGATAGTTCCTTAAAAGCGATGGAGAATAACTTTAAGGGAGCTGGGAAAAGTGTTAGCAACTTAAAGGCTCTTATGTCGCAAACTGGGTCAGCTTTAGATTCTTACCAAAAGCTTTTAAGTTCTCAGAGTGAGCGATACAACCAATTAAAAGCAAGTATTGGAGATGTTTCGACAGCTTCCGCTGAACAGAAACAGAAATTGGTGGAAGCAAGTGCTAGTATGACTGCGACTGCTGCAAAAGTTGCAGAGTTACAAAATCGTTATGAAAAACTAGTTGAGTCTATGAAAAAGGCTTATATTGATGATAATGCTTTTACAAAATTTGGAAATAGTGCTCAAGAATTGGGTGGTAAATTCAAGAAGGTTGGAGAAAGTATTTCTGGTTTCGGTTCCGCCTTGACCAAAGGAGTAACTGCACCGATTGTAGCTGGGGCAGGTATAGCTTTGAAGGCTGCAATTGATTATGAGAGTGCGTTTGCAGGGGTCAAAAAGACAGTAGACGGCACGCCTCAACAATTTGAAAAACTCAGCGCTAGTATTCGTAACATGGCAAAAGAAATGCCAGCTAGTGCTACAGAAATTGCTGCAGTCGCTGAAGCGGCAGGGCAGTTGGGTGTACCGATTGGTTCAATCGAAGGTTTCACAAAAACCATGATTAATCTTGGTGTATCTACCAACTTGAGTGCCGAAGAAGCTGCAACGTCTATCGCTAAAATCGGTAACATCATGCAAGTTTCAGGAGATGATCTTGATAGTTGGTCTGCTAAATTTGGTGCTGCAGTTGTTGGCTTGGGTAATAACTTTGCCACGACCGAAAGTGATATTGTCCAGATGTCCAACCGTTTGGCTGCGTCCGGTAAGTTAGCTGGATTGACCATGCCTGAAATTTTAGGTTTAGCGACAGCAATGAGTTCGGTTGGTATTGAAGCTGAGGCTGGTGGTACAGCCATGACTCAGACGTTTACAGGTATTTCTAATGCTGTATCGGAAGGCGGAGAGAAATTGAAAATCTACGCAGATACAGCAGGAATGACAGCCGAACAATTTGCGAAAAAATGGAAAACAAAACCAGCTGAAGCTTTGCAAGACTTTATCAAAGGACTCGGTAAGGCCAGTGAAAGCGGAAAAGATGCAAACAAAATTCTTGAAAAACTCGGTTTAACAGGGGTTCGACAATCTAACATGCTGAAATCTTTGGGGCTTGCTGCTGAGACCATGGGTAAAGCCATGAATGTGGCAAATTCCGAATGGGAAAAAGGAACAGCCTTAACAGATGAAGCTAGTAAGCGTTACGAGACTATGGAGTCTAAACTCCAAATGTTGAAAAATGAACTGGTCGATATCGCTATCGAATTTGGTGGACCTTTGCTAGATGCTCTGAGAGATGGTTTGGGTGCTGCTAAACCATGGATAGCTACTTTGTCAGATATAGCTAAACATTTCAGTTCATTATCAACTGAGCAAAAACAAAGCATCATTAATTGGGGATTAGCAGCTGCAGCAGCCGGACCATTTTTTAAAATCTTAGGTGGTGGCGTTTCTACTATTGGTAGCTTTATCAATGCAATTGGTAGTCTATCAAAAGGCATTGGTTATATTAGTGGTTCTCTAAAATACCTCAAAGACTTTGGTGGTGCAGCAAACAGTCTTAAAACTGTCGCTGGATCAGCTGGAGCAGTTGAAACTGCAGTAGCAGGAGCAACATCTAGTACAGGAACATTCGCAGGGGCATTAGGCGCTCTTGCAAATCCTATCGGCTTATTAGTCGGTGGTAGCGCCTTACTTGCAGCAGGCTTAGTTTATCTAGGCAACAAAAAAGATGAAGCTAGAATAAAAACTGAAGAATTTGGTTCTCAGTTGAGCGATACCGCAACTAAAGAATTAAGAGCATTTCAAAGCAAGGTAGATGATACTAGTACAGCAGTAGCCAATTTCGGAACTCACGCTGGAGATGCGGAAAAGGTTTCTGAAGCTTTCAGAAAACTTCATGAAGAGGTTGCTTCAGGAGCTGAAAAAGCTAGTAAGCGTATGGAAGAATTGGCTAAGAAGTGGGGTATTAGTGATGAAGCAATCGCTAATATGAAAGCACGAAATGAGCAAGTTGTTTCAAACACCGATGCAATGGCTAATCAGGTTAGCGAAATTTACAAACGTCATAACGGAGATGCTCGGAAATTCTCTCAAGAAGAAAAAGATATCGTCTTAAATAACCAAAAAGAGATGGTTAAAGCTAGAATCGAAATGATGGAGTTGTCAGGCGACCAACAAAAAGCAGCAATCCAAGCATTAAATGGAGAGATTAGCACCCTAAACGAGACCCAACTAAACCACACTAAAGATGTTTTGAAAAAGGCTCTCGATGAAGAAAACCAATTATACAAAACATCAAAAGATGAGTTAAAACAACTCTTAGATGGTAAAGTTCTTGATCAAGAAACTTACAACCAAAAACTACAGACTCTAGAAACTAACCATCAACAGACGATGGAAGCGCTAGGGGTTAAGTATTATCAAGTTATGCAAAATCTTGACGCAAAACTAAAAGCTAGAACTGGCCAAAACTGGAATTACTGGGAAGAAGCTAAAAAGGTTCTAGAAGAGTATGGTTTGTCTTATGAATTGATTGGACAAAAAGCTGCAGAAGCTTCTCAAAAAATGGGCGATTCTCATAGTATCCTTGCTAAATATACTAGTGATATGAGCAAGGAAACGAGAGAGGCCAATGACGCATGGTCTTTGTTGGTCGGTAATATCAACGCAAACGGTAATTTTGAAGTTAAATCCAATGTAAAAGAAGTAATTGGAGAAGCAACTCAATCTGCTGAAGGTTGGGCGCAATTGCAATTTATTGCTAAGAATGCCAACTTAAATTCAAATGCTCGAGTAACGATTGCTGAAGCACTTGTCGAATCTGGTAAGTGGTCAAGCATGACTTTGGAAGAAAAGCAAGTCATTGTAGATAATAAAGCTGGATTGCAAGCTATTTTTGATAGCGAAAGCAACTTAAAAGCATGGAATAGCATGCCTGTTCATATCAAAGAACTATTCTTAAAGAATGAGAGTGTGATTAATAGCGCAACTGAGGCAACGAAACTATTAAGTGAATACGATGCACTGAAACCAGCTCAGAAAGAATTCTTAGCAAATAGTCAATCCTTCCAAACAGAAGTAACGAATTCCAAAGCTGGTCTGTCTTTATGGAATGAAGCGTCAGTATTCGTTAAGAACCTAACAGCGGATTCTTCTAATTTTACAAGTACGTTGAACAATGCCAATATTGGTTTGAATTATTGGAATACTTTATTCCCGTCACCTAAACTGTTGCAAGCAGAAGATAAAACTGCAGGAGCAGTAGCGAGCGCCCAAGCTAGTGTTAACTCGCCTGCGCAAACTTCTCCTATCAGTATTAACGCTACTGATGAAACAGGAGGTGCTTCACAATCTGCCACACTTAGCGTTAACTCTCCTTATCAGTTAAAACCAATTGATATTAACGCTGTTGATTTGACAGGAAATTCTTCAGCTGCTGCAAGCTCTGGAGTAAACGCAGTCAAGCAAAATAGCCCGATTGATATCAATGCTACAAACAAAACGCAAGGAGAAGCGTCTGCTGCAAGCAGTGCGGTCAATGCAGTTAAGCAGAATGGTCCAATTGATATCAATGCTACGAACAATACTGGTGGAGGTATCAACAGTGCTTGGGCATCTTTAAATTCATTGCCAAGTATTAAATTTATCGACGTAGTTACAAGGTTCTTCACGCAAAAACACGCCAAGGGTACAGATAATCACCCAGGTGGTTTAGCGATGGTCAATGACCAACGAGGAACCTTGTATAAAGAGTTGGTTACATTGCCGGACGGAACTTCATTTATTCCGCAAGGCCGTAATGTTACTTTACCACTTCCACCTGGAACAAAGGTCTTAAAAGCTGGTAAAACTCGTAGCTTGATGAATAGCTTGGGTATGCCTAACTATGAAAAAGGGATAGGGTTTGAAGATACTAAAATTTCTCATCTAACCAGACGTTTTCAAGAACTCAATTCGAGAAATCGAAGTTCTAGTTATCCTAAATCTACATATTCTAGTAGTGGTTTCGCTAACCATTCAGAGGATAGTAGTGGTAAAGCTATCGTGACTGAGCTTGTCAGCTTGAAAGAAAGTGTAGAGTTTTTGCTTGGAAAATTATTAGATAAGGATTCCAACACTTATCTAGATGGTCAAGTAATCGCAGAGAACTCTTATCGCTATCAAGGAAATATTATGAGAAGAGAGGGGATTTAATGGCGAATTATTTAAAAGTGAATGATTTTTCAACAACTAAATTAAGAAATTGTGTGGTCATAGATTTTGGAACGATACATTCTGCCAGCCCTCGTTTCACAGAGCAAACGAAACCGTATGGTATGAATGGTAGCTACAATCAAGAAGAAGGTGCTTTCGACAATTACGAGCGAACTGTACGAGTGTTCTTTGAGCGCTTCGCTGATTTGGCCACCTTGGTTGAAAAGTTTCAACCAGTTGGGAATCGTTTAGAGTTCAGCTACCAGCCTGATTCATTTTTTTACGCCGATTTCTTAGATACCGAAATTATTCCTAAAGGAATGTATGGTTGGGAATTAGCGATCAATTTAGATATGCAACCATTCCGTTATCAAAAAACTGTAGAACCTGTGGTTCTGACTGCATCTGGTACAATCACAAATCTTGGAACAATCTATTCAGAGCCTATCGTCGAGGTTGAGGGAGATGGTGATATCTCTCTTACAATTGGGCGTAAGACCATGTATTTAGCGATTAAGACCAAGGCTACGATCGATTGTAGGCAAGGCAAGCAGAATATCTATAACGCAACCGGAGCAGTCCAGAACACGCTTCGTAAGCGTGGAGGGTTCTTGGAGATTCCGACTGGCAAAGTTGGTGTTTCATTTACTGGAACCGTCCGTAAGATTACTATTCGACCGAATTGGAGGTATAAGATTTGATTTATTTAACAAATGGAAATATGCCTCTGAATGCAGCTTATGCGGATGAAATTGTTCAAGAAGATAACAGTACCTACCAATTGACCTTCCGATTTCCGACCTCGGATTCGTTGTGGGAGAAGCTGAAGGAAGAGACATTCCTTACGGCTGATGACCTACACGGTGAGCAGGATTTCGTCATTTTTGAGGTTGAGAAGAAGCACGGCTATATTCAAGTCTATGCGAATCAAGTATTCACTCTCTTGAATAACTATGTGGTCAATCCGATTTCTTTGGATAGGCAGACTGGTTCGACTACCTTGAGTCGCTTCGCTGGAAGCATAACTCGAGATAATCCGTTCTCATTCTTCTCTGATATTGAAGATAGACATACTTTCAATGTTGGCTCTAAGAATGCTATGGAGGTATTTGCGAAAGATAAGCATTCTATTATTGGCCAATGGGGTGGTGACCTTGTGCGTCATGGCTACCAGGTTCGACTTTTAAAAAATGGTGGTTCAGAGAATGAATCGCTTTTTATGTACAAGAAAAACCTGTCTAGCTATCAACACAAGACATCTACTAAGTCTTTGAAGACTCGAATTACCTTCAAGACTACCGTTAAAGGTGAGGGAGAAAAGCCAGTCGATAAGCATTACAAAGTGGTTGTCGATAGTCCACTGATTAACAAATATAGTCAGATTTATGAGGATGTTGTAGAGGTCAACGACCAGGACGTAGTGGATGAAGCAACCCTCTTAAAATACGGCAAACAGTATTTCAGAACAACATTGTGCGATATGCTCGAAGATAGCCTTGAGCTTGAGGTTGTCGGTCAGAGTGACGTGCCTGTCCAGATGTTCGATATTGTGAGTATCTTCCACGAGCACTACAATCTTGACGTGCGCAAGAAAATCACCAAGTACACCTATTCGCCGATGGCCAAGAAGCTGAAATCTATTGGATTCGGTCAATTCCAGTCAGGTCTTGCGAATGCAATTAGCAACGCAGTGAGTGATGCCGTCAAGGGTGAAACCCAACAACTTCAAGATGATTTTGAAAGGCAGTTAGCCAGAGAACTCAAGAATGCTGATCTTGCTTTTGATCGCAAAGCTGAAGAACTAAAAAATGAGTTCGAAGATGGGTTGAATGTTACCAAAGCTAAAGCCGAAGAAGTCAAGAGACAACTCTCTGACACTATCGACCAGCGCTTTAGCAGTTTTAACAACGGCCCATTACAAGAAGCCAAGCGCAGGGCTGAAGAGGCCTTGCGAAACGCTGGCGCAAGCAGCTTACTAGCTCAGGAAGCTAAGCAGATTGGGTTGGATTCGATTGCCAAACTTGATGAGTTTAAGAGACAGGCTACGAGCGCTCAGACGGCTCTGTTGGGTGATTTGGACACTCTGAAATGGACTATCGCGAATGATATTCGACCGAAACAGGCGCAGGCTGAAGCTGAGATTGGCAAGCAGGTTGAAGCACTTGTTCAGACAAAAAAAGAACTGGCTAGTGTGAAGTCAGCGCAAGCGACGTATGAAGAGACGACGACTCGCAGACTGTCAGAACTGACCAATTTGGCAAATGGTAAAGCCAGCAAATCTGAGCTTGTGCAGACAGCTGATGAGCTGGCTAGTCGGATAGCGAGTGTGAGAGTTGGTGGCAGAAACTATTATCGAGATTCCGAGAAGATTCGAACAAGTACGCGTTTCTTCTCATTCCCTCTACATCTATACCTGACTCAAGAAAATGTCGGGGAGACTTGGACTTTATCATTTGATCTAAAAATTAATGAAGGTGGCGAAATTCGCCCTCTACATTTTTATCACTATCAAAACAATCGCTTTGGTCTAAAAGCTAGTGCAGATATCACTCCAAGCAAAGAATGGCAACGGTTCACGTTCACAGGTCCAGTTATCTTCCCAAACGATGACACACGTTATTCGAGGGGAGAGATGGCCTTATATGACTACGGTGGAAATAATAATTATTCCGTTCGTAGAATTAAACTTGAGAAAGGCACTCTAGCTACTGACTGGAGCCCAGCAATCGAAGATATAGAAGGGCAGCTTTCAACAGTCGAATCCAACTTCAGACAACGCGCTGACTCGCTAGATGCTGGTGTGAGAAGTTTGACTGAAGGCCTCAGAAGCAAAGCGGATATCAGCTCACTTAACGTGACTGCTGAGAATATCAGACAGTCCGTGAAAAGCCTTGAGACAGACACACAGAACAAGCTAAATCAGAAGTTAAGCCTAGCTGAATTTGAGGTGCGAGCTGGTTCTATCCGTCAGGAAATCCTGAACGCAACAAAGGACAAGGCAGACAAGACCTTAGTTGTGGCTGAAGCCGGGAAATTGCGAGAAGAATTTTCAAACTTAAGAGTCGGTGGCAGGAACTATTATCGAGATTCTGAGAAGATTCGAACAAGTACGCGTTTCTTTTCGTTTCCTCTGCATCCCTACCTTTCACAAGAAAATGTCGGGGAAATTTGGACTCTTTCGTTTGATTTAAAAATCAATGAAGGTGGCGAGATTCGTCCTCTACATTTTTATCATTATCAAAATAACCGCTTCGGTCTGAAAGCTAGTGCAGACATCACTCCAAGCAAGGACTGGCAACGGTTCACGTTCACAGGTCCAGTTATCTTTCCAAACGATGACCCCCGCTATGCAAGAGGCGAGATGGCCTTGTACGATTTTGCTGGAAATAATAGCTATTCGGTTCGCAAAATTAAATTTGAAAAAGGTACTCTAGCGACAGATTGGAGTCCAGCGCCTGAAGACACTGATGGTCTTATCACTGAAGCTAAGGCTACTTTTGAGCGGACGGCTCAGGGATTGCGAACTGACTTATCAGCTATTCAGGAATATGTCAATAAAGATGGTCAGCGACAGGAAGCTCTACAGCGTTACACTCGCGAAGAGAGTGCTAAACAAGCGACAGCAGTACGTGAGCTGGTCAATCGTGATTTTGTCGGTAAATCAACCTATCAGGAAGATGTGAGAGGTCTTGAACGCAAGTTTGAAGCTATTACCAACCCCAAAAATGGCTTAATCGCCACTCAGATTGCGACCTACAAAAATGCAGTTGATGGCAGATTCACAGAAATCACTTCATTGATTTCTGGTAAGGCTAACCAAACAGACTTCCAGCGAGTTAAGGAAACTAGCCAACTCTATGAGCGGATTCTTGGAAATTCTGAGAACGGCATCGCTGACAAGGTAGCCCGAATGGCTATGACAAATCAGCTGTTCCAGGTTGAAGTTGGCAAGGCTTTTGCGGAACATCAGAATTTATTCTTAAATTCAACACTTACTAAAGGATTTTTAGGGAATAATGGAATTATTAACGTAGCGAATGCTACACAAAAGGAGGTTACATCCGATTTCATTTCAGTGGATCCAAATGAAAAAATTATCTTCCAGCACTGGGTAACTCTGCCTGAGAATGGAATGGCTTGGACCGCTTGGCAATTTT